AACACCTTCAAGTAATTCTGTTACTTTCTTAGAAATAGAATTTATAGTATCTTGACAGAAAAGAAAATTTGTTAAATCTTGATCACTGGTGTGTTCCCAACCGATATATCTCATATTATTAATGTCATTAAAATTTGATTGCATATATTTTTAATTAAATGAAATATTTAAATAATTTAAAATGATAATTTATAATATGATAAAAACATATAATTATGTTACATGGACATTCGCCAAATAGAATAATATATTTTTATTCAAAATATTCAAAATATTCAATGGAAATATATAATAATATTAAAAAATATAATGATTTAGAATCAATCGAAAAAATTTGTGTAGATTCTGAAATGGTAAGAGATATTCTAAAAAATGATAACACTATGAGTATATCATCTGTTCCTTGTTTTTTATTAATATTTGAAGAAAATTATATTGAAAAATATGAAGGTATTGATGGACAACAATGGATAAATCAAGTTGTTGAAAACATAGAAAATCAAAATATATCTCAAAAAAATAAAACTAAAAAAACTAAAAAAACTAAAAAACCATCAAATAATTCTACACAAGAAAACTTTCAAAATAATTTATCAACGATACAAACCGAACAACCAAACATGTTACACACACAAGAACCACAAAATCATCAAATGCAACAGATGCAAGAACAGTTGCAACAAATGCAACAAATGCAACAGATGCAAGAACAGATGCAACAAATGCAAAAACAGATACAACAACCAATTCCACAGAACAAACAAATGCAACCATCAATGAATCAATCAATGCAACAAATGCAAGAACAAATGCAACAAATGCAAAAACAAATACAACAAGCACAAATGCAACAACCGATGCAGCAATCAATGCAACAACCGATGCAGCAATCAATACAGCAACCGATACAGCAATCAATGCAACAACCGATACAGCAATCAATGCAACAACCGATACAGCAATCAATGCAACAACCGATGCAACCACCAATGCAACCACCAATGCAGCAATCAATGCAACCACCGATGCAACCACCGATGCAACAACCGATGCAGCAATCAATGCAACAACCGGTACAGCACGTGCAACCAGTAATGCAACAATCTGTACAGCATGAAGGAGAACAAATTTATAATAAAGAATTGATACAAAATGAGGAAATGAGTCAACAATCTATGTTACAAAATTCTATGACAGAAAAGAATGAAGAACAAAATGAGTTTGAAAAAACATCAAATTTTGAAAGAAATCCTATAGGTGATTTACAAATAAATATAAATATGGGAACTAATGAAGTTAGAGAGAATAATGAAGTTAGAGAGAATAATCAAGAAAGAGAGTTTATAAATGAATCTAATATGATAAATATAGATATGGGAAGTGATAATAATCATATGCAACATGTGGAGTTTATGGCATCTCAGCAACAAATGGCTGAAAATATGAAAAGGGAACAATATGAAAATGAATCAATTGAAGAGATGGACGAGTTGCCAAGTAGAAGAATGGGTGATGGAGATGCAAAATATGCTACAATCGATTCAATAAATATAGATGAAGAAAATGTAGATAAGGAGTTAATGAATGCGATAATGAATAGGGGTACAAGTAAAACAGAAGCTGGGAATAATGATGCTTCGAAGGTACCATTGATGAATTCTGATATGCCAAAAAGAGGTGGTGGAAATGATATAATTGCATTAGCTAAACAGATGGAACAATCAAGAGGGGGAGATTAGGATTATTATTTTCGCTAAAAGTGAAATTTTTCGATTTGTAGTCAAAAATAGAAAATATTTTTGAAGACTTCCCAAATAGAAAATAATAATCTAAAAATATTATTATATTTATTTTTTAATTTTTTAAATAAAATTAAAAAATAAGTTTTATTGATTGTATTTTGTAAGTATTATTAATAAAGTTACAAAATATTTTACTTTATATATTATTTATTGAGCCATAGGGTCTGGGTTTGTGTCGTCGGTGGCTCCGGTGGCTCCGGTGGCTCCGGTGGCTCCTGGATATCTGATGATTTGTTCCGTATTACCGAACATTTTAGGTGCATCAGAAATTATTTCCATATCACCATCTTCATTTTCTTCAAATCGTACAGATTTATGTTGTGCGACTCTTTCATCGGCTAATAGTTTTTGTATATCTGCTTGAGATCGTGGTTGCGCTTGTTGTTGTGATTGTTGTTGCATTTGTACTGTTAGATTTTGATTTGCATTATTGTTATTACATAGATTACCGACATAATGAGGTGCATTACAACCGTTAGATTTACTGCATCCAGGATAAGCAGAACATAAAGAGAAATAACCACCATTCATATGTTGGTTGCCTAGACCATGAGATAAAATATTATTACCACATGTGCCGAATTCTGGAATAATACGAACGTCATTGATGGTACCCATGACAGAATAGGGTCTTTGTACGGCACCTGGATTATTATGACCAGCAGCAGTTCCTAACATAGCATATTGGGGAACAGGATTTATAGAATTAGACATATTTTTATATTAAGAAAATAAAAAAAAAACTTATTTTCTTTTGAATATAAATTTATAAAGAAAAATATATTATGTTAATTAAAATTATTATAACATGATAGAAAATATATAATTAATGTTATTTATCAAAAAATATATATTTTAATAATAATATTAGATGTAGAAATTGAAATTGAAGTTATATAATGAAATTATTTTTTATAGTATGTATAAATAAGTATTAAGATTTTTATAATTTTGATAATTATAAAAATTTAAAAAAGATTTTAAAAAAACTTCTTTTTATAAAAGTGTAATAAATGAGTATAAGTTATTCAGTAGTGAATGGAAATAGAAAAGTTACTTTACCATCTGTTGATTCGTGGGGTTCAAATTTAAATATAATAAAAGATCCTCCTAAATCGATAACAACACGAAAAATAGATAAGGTTTCAGAAACACAACGAGTAAGTAAAATGATTGAACAATCTATTGAAGATAGATATGCGGATTCTGTACAAGAATATCCAAGAGGTATAAATCCATCAGTATCTGTTTCATATGGTAATTATGGAAATAATGGTGGAAAATTAATGCATATAGGAAAGAGTGATGGTAGAAATAATTCAGAATCATGTCAAGTATCTCATGGGAATGTTATGCCTAAATATGCTTATAGAATAGATCTTGATGGTGATTTTAGAACTCCTGTATACACAGAAGCTCAGTTGGCTCCATTATCAAGATTACCAAGAAATGTAACGAATGTTAATACGAATTTAGATGCTGCATCTTGGGTAGATAGAGGCACATGTGATGAATCACAATATAACAGATGTGTAAGACCTGATATATTAAATACATCAGTAGCAGCTACGAGTACTTATAATTTAGGTACTGAACGTGAATATAATGTAGGTAATGTTAAGAGTGCAATTGTGAATGATATGAGAAATAAAGAAGCATATACACAAAAAAGAATGCATGTACAAAATAATACATATGTAAATAAACCAACCAGAGGTATAGTAGATAGAAGAAATACAGATATGATGACAAATCAATCAACAACACAACATGGACAAATGATGAATAATCAAGTACCTACAAGGGGTATTAGTGATATAAATAATACAGAAATGTATACGAATATAGGAACAGAGATACATAATCAAGATAGTGCATTAAAACATGAAGTATCAGTCAAGCCATATATTGATGAAGATTATAAAAATACAAATGTTCATACAAATTCTGTAACGGTGCAACATAATAAAGGAGGAGCTGATATACATAATGTATCTGTTAATAATTTTGTAGATCAAAATAAAACAAATACTAATTATCATACATCTGCGGTAACTCAATTGAATAGTGAACATGGTGCATTAAAACATGAAATAAATGCACAACCTTTTATAGTATCAGATATTAATAATACAACAATGCATACTCGTTCAACAGGTTTAGGAAATGTAAACATAACAGATATGAATGATGGAATGGTGAATGATAATAATATAAGAGAACGTGTTAATTATAATGTGACGACAAATAAAAATAGACAAGCAAATGTAACAAGACAAGAAATGGTGAATGTGAAATTAAATGAATTAAATAATAATTCGGTCCATACTAGTAATTCTACACAATATCAAGCAGATAATCAAAATAGAAATGTGCAAAAATTAGAAAATAAAACCCCTATTACAAACATAATACCAAATTATACAGGTGATCATTCTAAACATCATATGTTCGGTAATAATAAGATTATGCCTAATATACAAAATAATACATCGGTTCATACAATTCCATCTAATAATAAAGAAGAATATTTACAAAATAGAATCAGAGGTGCAAAATTACAACCAACTTTAAGTGTTAATAATAGTTTTGAAACAAAAGGTACAATACCACAAGAATATCATTCTAATATTAATTATGATTTACGAGCACATAATCAATCAACAAATAAATCAGCATACAATCAATATGCTGAAAGATTTCAAGAACCAGCACAATATACAGCAAGACATCCACCTTTAGAAACATCTACAGGATATAGTTTTGGTAATTGATTACTTAAACATAAGGTAATAATATATAATTAATTATATGACAAGAATATATTTGGATGGTATATTTGATTTATATCATAGGGGACATTTAGAATCATTTAAACAATGTCTTAAATATGGTGATGAATTATTAATCGGAGTGATATCAGATAAAGATGCTGAGAATTATAAAAGATTACCCATAATATGTGAATCAGACAGAGTGGAATTAATTAGAAATTGTAAATTAGTTAGAAAAGTAATATTTCCGGCGCCATTAATTATGACAAAAGAATTTATAGAAGATAATAAAATAGATATTGTTGCACATGGTTTTTTGAATAAAGAAGATGAAACAAAACAAGCAGAATTTTTCAAAATACCAATAAGTATGGGAATTTTTAGAAAAATTGATTATTATAATAAAGAATCAACTACAAAAATTATAGATAGAATACAAAAACTTTTTTAAAATTTTAAATCATAATATTTAAAATTTAAGATTCATATAATTAAAAAGATGAGTAACACATCTATATTATCAAACGAATTAAGATTACAAAATAATGATATGAATGAATTAAATTGTAATAATGAAAGTATAACTAGCAGTAATGAACAAAATTTTTTTGATGTAACTCAACCAGAAAATTATAAAACAATATTGTTTCCTCATCAATTAAAAGCAATTAATATGATGGAAAAAAGAGAACATTATAAAACCATCATAATATATCCAAACGATACATCTAACGGTACATCTAACGATACTCAAATATCTGAAACAAACTTAGAAACAGAAAATACAAGTGAAAGATTATTAGAAGATAATTTTGAAGTAAAGACACATGTAGGTATATATGCAGATATAACAGGTTATGGAAAAACAATTTCTATAATTGGTTTATTAATACGTGATAAAATGAAATGGAATACAAATGAGATATTTATTCATAAATCATATTGTACACATTATGGAGAAGGACGAATATTTGCAACAGAAAATAAAAAATATATAAAAACGGATTGTAATTTGATATTAATGAATCAATCGATTATCAAACAATGGGAAACAGAATTGAATAAATCTGATATTAAATATTACACAATTACAAATAAAAAAAATATTGAGTCTTGTAATATTGAAGATTATGAAGTAATTTTAGTTAGTCCTACAATGTATAATTTATTTATTACACAAATAAATGCATCTTCTGAATATCCAATTGCTTGGAAAAGATTTATATTTGATGAACCTCAAAATACTAAAATTTCCGCAATGAAAAATATAATTGCAGGTTTTTATTGGTTCATTACAGCTACTCCAAACTCATTATTAATGAAATCCCGAAATCGTAACCATTTTTTAACAAACTTGTTTCATCTTTATATGCACAGAAATGTTTTTGATCCCTTAATTATCAAAAATAATGATGAATTTGTTAAACAATCATATAATATGCCAGAAACATTCCATAAATATTACAATACTTATCAACCTTTATATAAAATTACCCTAGGTATTGTTAATGATAATGTAACAAATATGTTAGCAGCAAATAATATTATGGGAGCTATTAAAATGTTAGGGGGAACTACAGAAAATGAATCAAATATTTTAGAATTAATACATAAAAGAAAAACTGAACAAATTCAAGAAATTGATGCAAAAATAACATTATGGGAATCCAGAAATCAAGCAAATAAAGTATCTAATTGGCAAATTAAAAAGACTGAAATTGAAAAACAATTAATAAATTTAGATGAAAGAATTTCAGAAACTTTGAATGCTAGATGCACTATATGCGCAGAAAAATATCAAAAACCTATTATGATTTCAGGTTGTTGTCATATTTTTTGTGGCACCTGTATAATGGAATGGATGAAGAAAAAATCAAATTGTCCCAATTGTAGAACAGATATTAAATCAAATGAATTAATTTATATGAAAAATGAAACAACATCTGATAGAGATATAACAGATACTGAACAAATTTTAACAAAAGAACAAACAATTATTAAATTAATTAAAGAATCTCCAAAAAATAAATTTATTATATTTTCTACATTTGATGAAAGTTTTAATATTATTAAAACTATTTTAGAAAATGAAAAAATTAAATACGGTGAAATAATCGGTACCAAAGAAATTCGTGATAAAATAATTGATGATTATAAAAATAATAACATTAATGTATTATGTTTAAATTCTGTTAATAATGGCGCTGGTATCAATTTACAAGAAACGGATGATATTATTCTTTATCATAAAATGCCATCACAAATACAAACTCAAATTATTGGTCGTTCAAATAGAATTGGTAGAAAAACTAATTTAAGTGTTCATCATTTAAATTAAAATGTTACATATATAAAATGTCAATTGTTAAAAATTGTGATGATCAATGTTGCCTATATGAAATCAAACAATACAAAAAAATTGACTTTATTCCAAAATCTAAAAAAAAAGCCGGAGTTTTTATCTTCGATAAAAAACAAAATAAAGTTTTATTAGTTCAATCAAGAGGTAATTTATGGGGATGCCCTAAAGGTACTGTTGAACCACATGAATCAATTCATACATGTGCTTTACGTGAAGTTCTTGAAGAAACCGGCATTAATTTAGATCACTCAGAAATTTCTGTGAATCATCAATTTATTTATGGTGATTCTTATTATTTTTATCTCGAAAAAGATGAAATACCTGTTACTTTAGATACTCCAATGATGGGTAATGATGCTACTGGAATAGGCTGGTTTAAAGTCAATTGTCTTAAAAAATTAGTTGAAACGAAAGTTATTACAATTAATTTTCATTGTAAGTTATTGTTAGAATTTTATCTTAAAACAAAATTTTGTTAATTTTTTAATATATTGTTATATTAAAAAAAATATAAATGGCAAAATCAAAAAAAGTCACTAAAAAATCTCGTAAAACCTCTCCTAAACGTTCACGTAAAACATCACGTGCACCTAAACGCTCCAAATCAGTCCGTAAATCTCGCTCTAAATCTCGTAACACTCGTAAACGTAGAACTGTCAAAGATGTACTTAATCGTAAAATCTTATTAACTGAAACTCCTAGTTCTATTAAAAAGAAGTTATCAGTAACTCTTAAGAAAAATAAATTCGCTGGTACTGGTCTATTTGCCACCAAACCCATCCGCAAAGGTAAAACTATCGCATATTATAAAATGCGCGTTAACCAAGATTCCAATAAAAAATCATATAAAAGTCCCACAAAATGTATGTACTGTTTTACTATGTACACCAAATCAGGAAATGCCGCTTCCACCACTGTAGGTGATGTACATCCTGAATCCGTCCCTCAACCAGGCAAAGATAATATCCCTTATTGGGCTCATTTCTCAAATGAACCCAGCAAAGGTCACACAGAAAACTCTGAAATCGACATTGCTACCAAATTAAACTTTAAAAATAGAAAAAAATTAAAAGATGGAGATTTTGTCACATTTAAACTAAAAGCCACCCGTAATATCAAAAAAGGTGAAGAAATCGTTTGGTGTTATGGTGAAGGCTATGGTAGAAAATATAAAACCGGCTGTGGATACTCTTCTGATTAAGATTTATATAGATTTTTAAAAATTTTGTATATAAAATTTTTAAAAATACACACTATTTGCAAATTATTAACAACAAGCCGCAGAACACCAATTCCTATGTGGACAACCACATCTACCTGAAGAAGTTTCTCCAGGCATAGCCGGACAAGCTGCACACACTTTTTGTGCATTGCTAGGCATTTTTTTAATATCAAGATATTAAAAAAATGTAAAGTATTTTTGATTAAATCAAATATGTTATATCAAAAATAACATGTAAAAATCTTCCAAAATGAAATAAAAAATTAACTTAATCAGCACAACACCAGATTGGTTTTTCGACTGTATTATTACCATTACTATCTTGACATTTTCCTGCCCAACATTGATATGTACAAGAGCCCTTAGCAATATTTGGTTCTGTTCCTCCTGGTATCCCATATTCCCTTGATATACATCGATCC